TTGCGTTTAGTCTATAACTTTTTTATTATTTTTTTATGTGTTTTTCGTCTACTCCATACTATGAGTTATTCTTCATCATTGTTATGAACATTCCATTTTGATTTTAGAACCTTTTTGACTTGATTTTCACCATCCATCATTTCATTCAAGATACTCATGCCCTCACGGCTATTTTCACCATAAATTTCAATATGACCACAACTAGCGTTCATCTTACTTGGGAAGGTCAAACCATCCGGTCCGAAACGATTCTTAATTACGTGGAATCGTGCAGTATTTGCTTGTTTATCGTTAACTTTACGACTTAGACTAAGAACAAAGTCAGCGGTCATAATCTTTCTATAACTATCTGCGATATTGTTAGCCTGAATAATGTCTTCATCCATAGCTGCTCGATTACTCTGTGAAGCACTCCAAATAGGAACTTGTAACTCACCAGCTACACCACGTAGTTCCTCATAAATACCACCGGCTTCACTATAACTGTTACTATTACGTTCACTTTGCGATGGACGTAGAATATCTGCGTAATCCACAATAATCAGATCAACTTTAGTACCTAGTATAGCCAATCGTTCACAATGAGCCTTAAGGCTATAAGCACTTACTGTTTTAATTGGGAAGTATTTAATCTTCAATTTTCCAGGTACCTCTGCAATCTTCTTCTTCACGATGTCTACGTTATTACGAATGTTCTGGAAATCAATTCCTGTAAAACAAGCATCATAACGTAGTCCAACATAATTTTCATTCAATTCAAGAGTAAAATGAACTACATTTTTACCTTGTTTCATCGCTTCAACGCCTAGTTTAGATAGTACCCAACTTTTGCCACTACCAGCACAAGCTGTAATAATACCCAATTCACCCGCTGCCAATCCGCCGTCCATAATGGTATCAATTTCGGTCCAATTGGTTTTAACGCAATTACGACTCATTACACTCATTCGTTTTTCTACATCTTCAGTATAATCGTGACCGATATTACGTTCCATACCAGCTTTCATCGCGTGATCAACTACATTCTTAATTTTATCATATTGACCAAGTGCTAATAAATCAGCACTTTCAATAATAGCATTCTTTAGTTTCTGATTTTTACAGAATTCCAAGAACTGTTCCTTAACAAACTTCAAATCGTTATCACTTACTTTTTGATAAACCAATTTGAGATTATCCACGATGCTTCTTTTAAGTAGTTCATCGTTTACTTCATCAACTTTAATCTTGAATACAGTTAAAGTTGGTAGATCTTTATATTCGTTAAAATACTTTATACTTTCTTTTACGACCCATTTATTTGCATCACTTTCAAAGAAGTCTACTTCGATAATATCATTAATACGTTCAATAAATGAACGATCAGATATTAAACACGAAATACACTTGATTTGGAAGTCACGGCCGTATTTTGTTAATGAATCAATTGCTTTTTTGTTTTCCATAAGATAACTCTACTATACCACTGAATTTTGTGGTTTTCAACTTTTATTAACCGACGTTTTTATTCTACAAAACTATTTAATTTGCCAAAACATTCTTGTAACCAAATGTGATAATTGGGGATATTATTCCACATTTTGTCTTCTGTAATCAATTTAGTAAAACTCATTTTATCAATTCTACGTACAGGAGTTTTTATTATTTCTTCTATACGTAACTGTGTAAATGACTGTACTTGCGTATCTTTTAACTGCATCAACGTGTGATTACGTTCAAGTAGTAACTTGTTATCTAACACGGTCTGATATATTTTATACTTACCCTTGTTATTTTCTGCGTAATTATAAATCTCATTCAAATCATATTGACGTTCTTCTGACAAGAAAGGAAACGATTTAATTACCCGCTTCAAACCTACGCCATCCAGTCCTGGAATATTATCACTGACATCACCTTCCATAACTCTATATAAAATATAGTTACTACATGTAACTCCATATTCATCTAATATTTCTTTACAACCAAATATTCTCTTTTTGACAGGACTCCAAATTTTGACTTTGTCATTTGCCAATTGTAAAAAGTCTTTATCAGTAGACATAATTGTTATATTGCTGTCCTTAAAAGTTTCTGTAGCTAAATAAGCAATTGTATCGTCTGCTTCTATTTGATCAATTGCCATTATAGTAACAGGCAAAGTATCTAAATAATTTACAGTACGAATCAATTCTTTTTTAAAGTTTACAGATTCTATCTCAGATGAAGACAGTTCTTCATAATTACGATTGAGTCTGATATCTGTCTTTCTACCATTTTTGTAAGCTGGATAAATCTTTCTACGTTTCTGACTTCCTCCCTTACCATCAAATACAATAATAACTCGGGTAGGAGAAAGCAATTTAATTGCATATCCAATGCTTTTTAAGAAACCCGCAATACCACCTGTGTGCAATCCATCCTCATTAAGTGACGGAATGGCCATAAAACTTCTAATGTAAGTATTCACTACAATCCGTCAACCAAAAGGACATCACTATTAAGTGATTTTTTAAGTCCTTCTGTGACGGAATCGCTTTCTATGTTTTGAAATAAAGAGAATAACTTCTTCATTTCTTTGTTGTCAAAATTGCTCATTTAATAAAGGTTTATATTATACACATCGATTTCAAATGAAAGTTTTCCACATAATCTAATATAGACGACTATGTGGAAAACAATCTATCAACACGTTATTATTCTTCAGTCGTGGTAGTTTCTTCTTCTGACTCTACGACAGCATCGTCAATGATCTGACTATTAAAGTCTTTGTACTTCATAATTACAACATCACAAATCTTCAAGTAAATTTCTTCACTCAGTTCCTTGTCTGTTTTCATCACGGTCACAAAGTCTTTGGATTGAAACTTCCATTCGGATCCATCATTCTTCTTGTATGTGTAATAAGCACCACCTTGTTTAATCAGACTTTGATCTTTTAGAACTTTAATCCAACTACCATAGTCAGCAATTCCGCTATCAAAATAGATATCAAAACTTGCTTGACGTTGTGGCGGACCCATACGATTCTTCACAACAACCGCTTTACATTCGTTACCAATAACTTCATCACCCCTCTTGAGTTTACCTGTATTATTTAAACGAACACGAACACTACAGTGATAAGCAAGTGCTTTACCACCTGATACCACATACTGATCTCCAAACGCCATAGCCTTTAGATTCTGGCGTAGCTGATTAGTAAACACTGTAAGTACTTTCTGCCGACCAATCATAGTAGTAATCTTACGCATTGCTTTGCTGATAATAATTGACTTACCAGTAGCGTAACCATCTTTACCGTGATCGCTTTCAAGTTCTACCTTTGTAGATGCCGCTGCTACGGAATCAACAATAATTGTTAGAATTCGATTCTTGTCACTTTTACGAACAATAGCAATCATTCGTTCCATCTGTTCAAAGATATCCTCAACAGTTTCACATTGAACATATAGAAGTTTTGATAGATCTACACCGAGACTTTTCCAGAATTCCGGTGCGGCCGAGTTTTCTGTATCAATTACAACAGCAACACCACCTTTCTTTTGGGTATCTGCAACAACGTGAGCGGATAACAAACTTTTACCAGTACCTTCAAGTCCATTAAATTCTACCATTTTTCCAACTGGCAACCCGCCGTGTGGACGATTACTAATTGCCAAATCTAAAATAGAAGAACCAGTGCTAATCCAATCCGTGATTTCTGATGGATTGTCTTGTTCATCTAGAAAATGAGCAATCTTTCCACCGTCTTTATTTGCTTTATTTAATTCATTTGCCAACATTTCGATTAGTTCGTCACGTTGACCCGTATCTTTACTAACACTTTTTTTTGCCATAACGTATATAAATAGAAAGCCGGTGGACTATAAAAACTCCACCGGCTTATTTTTTAATTTTTAATTTTTAAGAGTTAAACAAGTCATCAAATGCTTGATCTACACTATCTTTACCCTTAGCTTTAGCTGTACTTGGTGATTGAACGGCTTTTGCTTGGGATGTGGCCACTGGGCTTGTGGGGAATGGAGCTTCATCGTCATCTCCACTTGCGGTTGGTTCTGTTACGATCTCAGAAGCAACAGCTTCTGGATTTAACCATTTATCCATAACATCTTTTAGATCGTTATAGGATAGTTCTTCAAATAGATCCAAAATATTAACTTGCGACTTCAACGCTTCCATCAACTGTGCATTTTTAGGATCTACGGCGAGACTTACATTTGGCTTAACACGAATGCTTGTTTCTGGGAAACTAGCTCCACCTTCAGCTGTCTTGAATTCTACAACGATATCACGACCATTGGTTAGATCGCTAATATCACCGAAATCAGGATCACTGATGATTGATAGAAGTTCTTGATAAACTTGTTTACCGAATCCCCAGAACTTTACGCCTTCTCCTTCTTCGCCACGAATAATAGCTGGTACGAAAGTACGCATCTTGGGTTCCATCTTACGACCCATCTGCCAATCTTCTTTTGAACCAGTCTTTTTCAGACGATTAGCAAATTCAACGATTGGATCTGGACGACCGAAACTATCAGGAGATAGATATGTCTTGTTGTTGATGTTGTAATGAAACTTTAGTTCAATGAATGGATTATCAGGTACATACTTGTACGGAACAATACGAACTACCTGTTTACCAGGCTTTGGTTTCCAAATCAAGTTTGATTTCTGATTTGTGTTTGAGAGAGAGCTCAAACGGCTCTTTAGCCGACTTAGGTCTAATGCCATAATTATTTAATGTTTAATGTTTAATTAGTTAATTAATTCGTCTGGTTCACTCAAACCAGATTGTATAACCAACTCGAAACTAAGTCTACACTAGGTGCAGACCAAAATCAAGTCGAAAATACATATTAAATTTCAGAGATAGAAAACAATTTTAATGAAACTATTTTTACCCCAATTTCATTGGTTAAAATAATACTGTTTTTATATAAATCCCAATTTAATTGAAAGCTCTTATCAAATACACCATTGTTTTCATCAGCAATCAACTTATTCATTGCGTTGAGCGTATATAGTGTATTTGTTTGCTTCTTACGATGTATACTAATGGTGCCTTTGTATCTATTAATTTGTTCACGTTTTTCAACGTTGAATGTTAGATATAATTCCCGAAGATTATTTTCGTTAGCAAATATAAAGATCTTATTATCTATAAGAGTATATTGCTTTGGTATTTCTTTTAAT